CTTCAAGATAACGAAGTATTTCGTTTCGGAAGTCGTAAAGGGGGACTTGAACTAGTTTTTTCATCTTCTCACATTGGTTACCCTCAGGTATTGAAGCCTCAATTTGGTCTAAAACTTTACCCACCATCCTTGAATGGCGAGCTAAAACCCACTCCTGTTCTTCACTAACCTTTTCTACATCCATAATCTATCTCCTTATATCGTCACGGTGGGTTCAACTTTCACTGTTATCCCCCCTCCTATTTTAGTTCCCATCTTATCGAATGAATCCTCAATCCGCTGCGGTAAGTCCTCTAAAATTTCTTCTAAGGGTATAGCTAAATACCTTTGTCCTCGATACCTGCGTCCCCGACTATCTACTCCCCCATCATGTATTATGGGAGCGTATGGGGTATCATACGTGATGTCTATTGTATCCTCCCCCACCTGCGTCATCGTTAAAGACGAACGGAGTCTACCCGTTTTTACGGGCATGACTCCCCCCTCAGAAATGGGTATGTTTGATTTCTCAGCTAATTCCTGAGTAATTTCCAAAACCAGATTCTGAACGAGTCCGTATAAAAGTTCCTGTAATTCATCCATAGTTTATTATACTATGAATGCCACACTTCGGGAATCTCCAATTCAAACTCAGATTCAACAGAATCAAATCTATCTAAGTAAATTACCTCTTTACCTACCTGACCGTGCTCAGGGTGGTAATACAAAACTATGTGTTTTGGCTTAGTGATAACATGAAGTCGGCTAAACACAAACTCGTCCCCACCCTTTGTGGTTCCGCAGATATGTAAACTACCTGTTCCAATATCTATCTCATCTACCCTGTGGAAGTGCCCCAGTAAAACATCGTCAAACTTATCAGATACACTAAAACTATCATCAGTTATTATCTGCGTCTTGTACTGTAAGACTGCTCTCAACGAAGTTATGGCTCTCTGGATGGTTGCCATTGCTCCACCACCACCTACGGAATCACCGTGCATCATTAGTAAGTCTCTCCCCGCAACAGATATTACATGAGCAAAGGACTTGGGTATTTCAAATTTTATGTTATCCTGCTTGGAACAGAACACCGCAATCCACTGATACATCATGTAATCCCAATCCATATACTTATCTTTAGAAGGGATTTTCCTAGTCATCCTACCATGGTTACCAACAACGCACGGGACTTTAATTTCTTTGAAGTGTGGTGCTAGGAACATCAATGCCTGACTAATTATCTTAGCCCCGTACATCATTTGCATCATGCAGTTATCCACATTAGTTCGGGCTAATTCATCGTGTATATCCCCAGAGACCATATCTCCTAACATAGGTATAGTGAGTTCATCTATCTCACAAATGTTTCGGCGGTACTCCGCTAAGTTTAGAACTTGGTTAGCCCACCCCCACATACGGCGGCTAAACAACTCAATGTCATATGAATTTAACCCTACCATCTGCTCACTGGTTACGTAATCTCCCACATGTGTGTCTGTAAGTGGGGCGACCATAACCTGTTTCGCTGAACCCTTTTTCGCTCCAGAAGGCTTGCGAACTTTAAAGGTCTTAGTTTTAGGAAGTGGGGTTGTGTACCGCTTTATAGTATCCACAAGAATTTCTGATCGTACAGTATTCTTTATGGATTTTTCATACAGTTTTTTATAGTAAGTAGACTCTGCTTTATATGTAGCAGCCCGCTTATCTATACGAATTCTATCCTTAAGAAAGTCCTCTTCTTCTTCCGGTGCTACATTATCAGCCCACCCAGCCGCTCTCTCGTCAATTACAGAACTCGCATCAAAGACTTCCCTGTCGTACCATCTTTGAATTGTAGAACGATGAACACTAATACCAAATTCATCTGACAACCATTGGGCAAGACTAGTCCAAGTCGCTCCCGCCTGTCTCCTCTGAATCAAGTCTTTCTTCGCCATCTCTGGAATCATCTGTACTCTCCTGTTCTTTATCTAGGTATTCAAAGTAATCTTTGAACAGACTATAAAACTCTTCGTTATCTTCTTTATAAATGCTTGGCGGACTCTGAACCTTTGCTGGTTTGGATTCCTTATCCGGGTTTTCCAGTTTAGGTTCCTCTTTAGCTTTAGGAGCCTCCTTACCGTCAGCCTTATAAATACTTTTCGCATCAGTACTTTTCATGATATCATACTCCCTAAGGTCTTGTAAAGCCCCCTGAACAACGTCAGTAGCAAATTTCTCAACCTTCTTATTTTTCTGGCGCAAGAACTGGTCTAGTTTAGCAACGCCGCTCTTTTTCTTTTTCTGTTTAATGGGTGACCTATCTCCGTATGTTGGAGAAAATACTCCGGGGTCTGAAGATACAGCAACAGTTCCCACCCCATCAACTGTTCCTATAGCCCCGTCTTTACTTAGGAAATCTGTAAAAGTAGAAAGATGGGATTTCTCCATATTCTCCACAGGCCCCCTATCTGGATTACGCCTTGGTCGATTAAGCGAGGGTTTTGGATTATCTCGCTTAGGCATACCCGCATCATCTAATTCAGGTAGATCGGCTATGTCTTCATCTCTTTGCCCAACTCTCGAAGCCCAAGTACTTACATTACGACCAACATCCTTATACCTCTGCGCTGCCCTTTCTTTAGCGGCACCAGCGAGATCGTGCCCGTGAGCCGCAGTTAAATGACTAAGAGCCGCTTTATCATCGAACAGTCTACTATCTTGAGCTTGTTGCCTGTGGTTAGCGGCTTGCTGTTTATGGAACCCGGGAGTGTTTTTCTTTGGGTCTGGGTGATGTATAGACTTCACACCGTTCTCGTAATAGTAAGTTATGGTTCCGGTGGCCTGATCTACTTCTTTATCTATATAAGCGTGTTTGGCTGATTCATCAGAATCGTCAGGGCTTAAGTAATCAGCCGCATCAGAATTGGGTTCGATTTGATCTTCATGCCTTTGCCCTTCTTGGTGGTTAGGGGATTGCTCCGGTCTGCCAACCATATCTCGGGGGGAAAGGTCATCTCCAATATCTCGTTCTTTTTCCAATTCTTTCATAACTTCGGCAAAATTAGGCATTATTCATCATCCTCCATATCCGTTAGAGTTGTAACGCCAGAGCGAGAAGGGGCAGTTGACTGTAATTGATTAGATGGCTCCGCCCGTTTGCGTTGTGGGCGAGCTGTTGTGAAAGTTGCAGGTTCAACTTTAGACACCCCGTATGGAGTCAAATATGCAACAAAATTTCTATTACTATCCATGAACCACATCTTATTACCGTCGGCGGTAATTTCTTTCACTAAGGGTGACGTATAACCTAGATCATAAAGAGCGTCCATCCAAGTGGATGTGCCTCCCTTCACTAAACCAAACGCTCTATCTTCAGCTTTATCCGCACGAGCATCAGCGTACTCATCTATATCACGTTCATCCAAAGGCATTTTATCATTGGTATCAGGAGTTTTCCAACCTAAGTTTCTATCCTTATATTTTCCTTCAGCTTTATCCACATCCATAGATTGTTCAACGGGTTCTTCTTCACCACCTTCTTCACCACCACCTTCTTGACCCGCTTCTTCTGCCGCCATCTGCTGTTGCATTAATTGCATCTGTTGTTGCTTCATCTGTTCTTCTTGTGCAGTTAGAGCAAGAACTTCAGTCTCACCTCTAATTTGAGCAGATGGTACAGGTTCACCTGATACAATAAAGTCTACGTCATCCATGTTGGCATCCTGCTGTTTTAACACAAGATCAAACCCAAGGTCGTTCAACTGCTTTGCAATTTGAACTCTTTGACTAGCGAAATTAATTCTAGTGGCTTCAGCCTTTTCTTCTGGATGAGGTAAAGCTAACTTCCAATCCGTAATCCCGTAAGCATCTAATATCAACGGGAATACCTTTTCGTGGAACAGTCGTTGGTCTGCTTCAACTACACGGCTCATTACCATTAGTTGTTGGGTTTGTGTTGAAAGACCCCCGAACGCTTCTGGAGTTCCCTGCCACGCTGGAGACACACCCCACAATGCAGCAACCCGTTCCCGTATTTCTTCTTTTACTGGAAGGTAATCCATCTCTTGCAGAGTATGGAAAAGCCTAACCATGTCTACTCGGCCTCTATTCGTTTTAGAAGATACAGCAACCATCGGAATATAGTTCGGGTCTTGCTTCGTTTGGGCGGCAATGTTTTCTCTTTCACGACGTAAACTTTCTGGGTCATCAGTAGATACCATTAACATAGCGGATGGCATCTTACGCTCAAAGAAGTACCTGTAAAGGTTCCTATCCATTCCTATAAGGGTTAAAGCCTTTTCAAAGATAGTTAGTATTGGCGACCATCCATACGTTTCGGTAGGGGAAAATTTAGATATGTGTATAACTTCAGAATCAGTTAAGTAATAAATCTTCTGCCTGTTAGCGTACCTGTACATAGCCGGTACAGTTTCTACATTACAATCAGGTTCCGTACATGTCCCCTGTTTCTGTGCGGTAGCTGAAGTGTTCGCTTGTTCTACATACTCAGCGTTTTGCCCCATCCCTGTATCTCTATGAATAGGACATAGGAAATGTTGCTTCTTAGGCAACCCTTCTTCATTTAGATCGAATTCCACCAAAGCTGGGTTCAAACGTCGAATCTCTATAATTCTCGACCTAAGCTCCCCTTCTTCAGTAGCGTAATATTCTTTGTTTAAATAGATGAACGCATCATCTACTGTATTTAAATCTAAGTGGAACTGCCTAAGAACCTCCTCTAAACTTTGATCGAAGATGTTACAATCCTTCATGACCTTTTTCAAGGTTACTAATTGTTTCTCATCTGCGCCTTCTTTAAGAGGTTGAAATTCTAACCCCCTGCGGAAAACCTCACCCGTAATGTGTCCTATCGGCCCCCGTATTTCCTCTACTGAAAAAGCAATGGTTTGCAAGTCTTGAATAAGTTGCTTACGAAACCCAATTTGATTTTTGATATATTGATTAACAATGTAATCAATACCAAATGTGGGAGATTTACCCGTATCTCCAGCGGATTTACTTAGATTTAGCATACTTTGCATTCCAAGTTTAGCATTAAGTTCATCCATCTTCTCTACTAGAGATGGAGCTTCAGGTAAATAATCCAGTATTTTCATGCGTTAGTCCTCTGACTGGTTTGTGTTAGTTACACCAGACACATTCTCTAGTGCCGACAACTTAATTATAGCGTTTAATGCAGATTCTTTTAGTAAATAACCTTCAGTATATCTATCTGGGATTCTAGAAGATTTAGGTATAGCCGAAAGTTCTTTATTTTCTTCGGCTAATCTATCTACCTTCTGCTCTAATTCGTCACAATACTCACGCAAACTAAAGTTTTCAGCGTGAACCGCCCCAGATAGGATACCTAACCTAGCAGCTTCTTTTATCACTGCGTGGTACGCTCCTTCACTTAGTATCGTTACAGCATGATGATCGTCAGGTATATCTGCGTCAGGCTCAAATTCACCTAACTCATCATCCCATGCATCCAATATCCTCCACGTACCCGACGAGTCGTCTCTGTGGGCAACATATTGAGAATCACGATCACGTAACAGTCCACCTATAGGCATAACTTCACTCCTTACTATACTATACTATTATACTACTATTCTATGATACATGACATTTTGACCACCCGCAAGTCTTGCAGGATGAGCAACCACCTTCTTCTACGATAAATGGAGAGTCACAACAAGTATCTATTTCTACGGGTGCCTCTTTAGTTAGAAAGGGCATATCTACTAAATCTTCTAGGTAATCATAAGTTGTAATATCTAAAGTATTTTCGTCTTCTGAGGCTTCCGCTTTAACTAAGACTTCTTTCTCACGGCTACCGGAACGATAAACTGTGATGCCCTTACATTTAGATTGCCATGCAATCATATACGCAGCATATACATCCTCTATCGTAGCACTGTTTGGGAAATTAATAGTCTTAGAAATACCGGAGTCACAAGACTCTTGGAAGGCTGACTGCATAAGAACGTGAGCTTCTGGCGAAATTTCGCTAGAAGTAACATACACATCCTTAGCCCATTGAGGTACGTCAGGTCTGTCTTGTATAGACCCGCCGTTAGAGATGTGTTCCATCAACTCATCTGAATAAAACTCATGGTTCCTCGCATCTTTTTCAAAATACTTATTTACGTAGTATAAGGTTTCCCCTTCAAGGATATTGGTTTTACGCCACGCTAACGCAAACAGGGGTTCTACCCCACTTGAGGTATCGGCAAGCATGGATATCGTACCGGTGGGGGCAACCGTCATGCGGCAAGCATTCCTAAACTTAGTTTGGGATGGAGCGTAATCACTCTTACCCCATGCAGGGAAAACACCACGTTCATCTGATAACGATTTAGATTCACTATCCGCAACATCTTTTATAAATCCCATAATCTCCCCACCAACTTCTCGACCAAGTTTAGTGTGATACCCTATACGTAATTGAGTTAGAAGGTCTGCAAAGCCCATAATACCCAACCCTATTTTACGAGTACTTTTAGTCATAACTTCTATATCACGAGTTGCGTAGTGATTAGCGTCTATGACATTATCTAAAAACCTTGTAGCACTTTTCACAACCACCCCTAAACGGTTCCAGTCAACACCAGTTTTCCAATGGGCGGCATCAGGTTTAGACTCAACGAAATTAGCTAGGTTTATAGAGCCTAGATTACACGACTCATTCCCCAGTAAAGGTTGTTCACCGCAGGGATTTGTTGCAATCATCTTTCCGTATTGTTCGGATACATGATTATCCTCATTAACTGCATCGAGAAAAATCATCCCCGGCTCACCGTTCCTCCACGCCCCATGTACTATTTTGCTGAAAACTTCCCTTGCATCCAACTCTCCTACTATCGCTTTAGTACGGGGGTTGATTAGAGGGAAATGTGTTCCAGCTACAACAGATTTCATAAAGTTATCTGAGACACCAACGGAAATATTGAAGTTGTGAATCTCACCCTCAACTTTTTTACAGTCGATAAACTCTAGTATGTCTGGGTGGTGTACACTCATGACCGCCATATTTGCGCCATCACGCTTACCACCTTGAGTAATCATAGAAGAAACACGAGATAAGGTTTTCAATACCTCTATCGGGCCACAAGAAACTCCATGTGTAGTCTTAATCCTGTCCCCCTTAGGACGCAGTTCGGATAAAGCAAATCCTGTACCCCCGCCAAATTTTTGAACCATAGCTGTATCGTGAGCAGCTTTCATTATCCCTTCCATACTATCCTCTAAAGGAAGAACGAAGCAAGCTGATAGAGTCCCTTGGTTTGTCCCAGCATTCATTAAGGTGGGAGAGTTGGGTATGAAATCTAAGTCACTCATCATTTTAAAGAACTCGTTAGACACCATCTTTACTTCTACATCAAGCTTACCGTAATTCTTCTCAGGTTTAGCAACTGCATTAGCTACCCGCCTGAATAACCCATCTATATCCTCAGTAGGTTTACCGGCATCATTTTTCTGGAAGTATCGTTTTTCAGCGACAAGTTGAGCTTGGGAAGTTAAAGTTACCATTTATATCTCCTACTGACCTCGGTGTAAACACAATAGACAAAGTTTGTTCTCAGGCACCCATACGGCGGGAGAACATTCTGATATCGTGCAATAAGGGTTAGGGCGATCAGGATGGTTTTCCTCTACTGGGTTAATGTTATTATACCCCTCTTTACCAGCATTCTGCAACCTTTCCATCATCTTTTTAACCCCACTTTCATCCTCTTTTTCGTCCCCAAAAGCAGTAGCTAAATTTCCTATATCTTGTACTTTATATCGACCAGCTTCATAGGCTGCGGTAAGAGCCATCCCAATAGAAAAGAAAGCATCTCCATGACCCATTGGAGTGACCGGAGCCTTCAAATCATTGTTTACTGAGAGTATCTGCTGTTTCTGTCTTTCATCTTGCAGCAGCTTTAAAATACCTTTGTGTACAGCGTCCTCAAAAATTTGAGCCATTGTATGCTTACTCTTACTTGTAAACGACATTGGGAACCAAGCAGAGTTCAATCCCCTGTCCTCTAACTCTCCACGGGTATTATCTATATAAC